TAGATGAATTAGCAGTATCAATTGATAATACTTGATTTCTTACAGGTACAACATCATTTGAATTTGGCGTTACGGTTACTCTTACCTGAGTACTAGTCGCACCATCAACATTTGAAACACTTGTAATGTTAGCAGAAGTTAAAATTATTTCTCCTGTTGTGTAATCAATTGTACCGTAAGATGAATCTGTATAAATTCTTGTCGTACCACTTAAATAATATGTTCTTACATTACCAGTACCATCATCATCTAGGAAATGTTCATTTGTATCATCACCAGATATTTTAAAACCTGTTGATGAAACAATACCACCAGCACTTGCATTGTGACCAGAGTGTGGATTGTAAAATGCATTGTTAAATGATAGTGTGTATTTTAAACCTGAATTTAAAGTTGGTGTTATGTATTTGTACATTTTAATTTTTGTAATGTTAGATAAAATAGATGTATCAGCACCATCAATTACTTGTCCAACTGCTGAATATCTAAACATACCTGTAAAATTCTCTAATGTGTCTGTATTGTATAATGATATAGCATCCGATACATTTGTTTGAAGTGTTGATATATCTTTAGTAGTTAAACTAGAGTCATATTTAAAAGTTGTAGTTAAAGTTATAAAAGTAGTTTCAGGATCAATGATTACAGGTGTCACCGAAGCAACAGCGAATGATTTAAGACTTCTTACTAAACTTACCTTAGTCACCTCTGTTAAATTAGAACCTGATTTAGCTTTGATTGAAATGTAAACTTTTCCGTAGTCAGGAACGGCAGCGTCTTCACCACCATAAACTTGTACTGATTGAGCATTTGCATATAAACTCTTAACTAAAACTTTATAATCGTCTGCCGTCACAGCACGATCTTGTGCTGAATAATCTCTTGGTGCATTATACTTAATTGATTTAATTGTTTCAGGATCATTACCACCAGCAGCATTACCAACTGTTGTAATAGTCACATTTGCAAATCCACCAACTGTTCCTGATAAAGTAAATGAAGTTGCACCATTTGGTTCATCACGATTACAAGTTATGTAATCTAATATAACAATGTTACCATCAGCAACTGATTGTCCTAAAACACCATCACCAAAGTAAACTTCAAATCTTCCATTTTCTATTTCTTGTAAAAAATAAACTTTAGACGTAGAATCTAAATTTGTAATACCACTTGCTAACGTATATGTATTTGTTGTAGAGTCCGTAGAAGATTCTTGAACTTTAACAGTTAATGTGTTTGTATCAACATTGTCATTTGGTATTACGAATCTTTGTTCGGTATCTGTTGTGTTTGCTGTGTACTTGTAATTTAAATATGTACCTTCATAAATTACTAAATTAGAAAATTTATAAACACCATCTGATGGTGAAACACTTATATCAGCATTATTTACAAAAGAATAATTTGTTCCGTCAACCGTAGTTGTAAATTTTGTTCCTCTTGACATTGTTATAGATGAACCTGATCCATCATTAACAACAACATCAATTGTTGCTTGAGAAGCACTAGCACTTCTTGGAGTATATCCTACTTGTTTCGCCAATGACACTACACTTGTTCTTTGATCGGCACTATCAAGATACATTTCGTTAGCCAACATATTGGCGTTGTAAGCAAGATAGTGAGTGTTGTATGCAAGAGTGTCTAGTAATATATTCATACCAGAACCTTCAAAATCATAATCAATAAACTCGTCCTGTTGTGATAAGAACGTTTTTAGATTATCTTTGATTCCGTCAAAGTCTAATTGTGATATGTCTAGTTTTGTTGCCATATTATCTTAATCTTTCTAAAAATGATTCTACTACTACTGGACTAGGATTGTTGACCACATAAAAAGATATTGAAACCGAGTATCCGTTTCTATCTAAATTAGGTCTATTTGCAACCTCTACCAATCTACATCTTGGTTCGTAATTCTTAATTAACATCTCTATTTGTTTTCCAATAAAGTGACTTATTTGAGGAGTTATATTTTCAAATAACATTCCTCTTATATTAGAACCAATTTCTGGATGAAAAGGTTTTTCATAAAAATTTAAAGATATTAAATTCTTAACACTTCTTTTTACTGCCTCAACATCTTCTAGTTTTTGAATATCTTTAGTAGCAGTATTCTGTTGAAAGTCAAGATTTAAATCTTTAAAAATTCTTGCACTTCTTTTACTTTTGTTTGCTACTGAACCAGCGTCATAATTTGGCATTTAATCTCTCCTACTACTATTTATACTCATATTACCCACCTGCAAAAACTGTACCACTTCCTGAAGTCATTGCACCTGCGTCAGCACTATCGCCTATTCTTGCCATCGCTAAACCAACAGCAAATACTGTTGCACTTCCTACATTGACATTTGCAACATGAGGTCCACAAGCAGGAACCGGTGGAAATGGGTGAGAAACAGTTGGATCAGTTATTCTAGCAACAAGTATTTTATTTGCAAAAACAGTTGACTGTCCTGGTGTGTTCAAAGTAGTAGATCCAGTACAAGCATGACCTGTACTTAAACTATCTCCTTTTCGACTTACTGCTGGCATTTGTTTTTCGTTTCCTTAGGTAGTATGTTCTACCTTTAAAGTTATAAGTTTTTAATTTAGGTCTTTCAGGTTCATATGCTTGAAAAAACCAATCAAATACTTTTTTAAGATATTTCATTGGAGTATCCTCCTATATTATTACTTTTTCTTTTTATTCTTTTTTTTCTTTGATGTTATTTTAGCTATTACTTCTTTTTTTACCTCAACACCCATACCTTCTGGTGTAGGAACTTTTCCTTCATTAACTAATCTTTGTCTATTCGCTAAATGTTGTTTTTCAACATCATCTTTATTGCCACCGTTGTAAGCAACAGCGTGTCCTTCGCTCATCAATGTTTCAACAACATTTTTGCCATCTATTGTTTTGAAGTTACCAAGAATACGACCAAATTTACCTTTCATATTCTCTCCGCCTTTTGTTACCTGTGATAACAAGATAGCTTCTCCACCTAATAGTGAATTTAGTCTTTCTTTTGCTGCTAGACCAAATACTTTTTCAATTTTGTCAGACGTTCTACTTTCAGGAGTGTCAATGCCCATAATTCGGACTCTTTCATCTCTTAACCAAACGCCAAAACCCAAATCTAAGTCAATATCAACGGTATCACCGTCAACTATTTTTACAATTTTGCATTTATACTCGTACATAGTGTTTTCCTTTGAATAACTAATATTTTTATAATAACTATTTATAAGTGCTTGACTAAAGCGTTGAAAAATGATATAATAACCTTATGACTTTTGATGGAGACGGAAAAAGTCAGGACGCACGGTCTGATTTCTAGGGTCAGACCGCAAAATCCTATAAATGTTCTCTTTTCGTTCTAAAATTTGTTGTATTTTTGCAACAGTTTCAAATAAAATCACATTTTAGGGATTTTTCCCTTGTAATTACTCGGCTTTTAGTATAGGATAAGTGTATATTATGAAAAAAACAAGTAAAAATAACAATTCTGTGACCTGCGACAATTTGTACACTATACAAACGTCAAAAAATGTGTTATTATATACAGATATTATGAAACAAACAACAAAGGAGACTACAATATGTCAAAAGTAAAACAATGGGCAGAAGATACTGCCGAACAATCAGTTGATATGATTATCAAACAATTAAAAGATGGTCAAATTGACTTAGATACTGCTAAAAAAAATATTATGAACGTTGATAATCTACAATTCTTAGGTATTAACTATGATAATGTTGACGAAGTAATAGAGGAGAATGCTCATGCTTAAATTTAAAGAAATCATGNCTACTTTATTCGCCGTATTAGGTATAATATTAATAGTAGGTACTGTCGGTGCCGTAGAAACAGATCAATTCATTCTTGCCTTTACATTATTTGTAATGGGAACAAGTACAATGTTTCTATCAATTATATGTCAGGAGAAATAATGATTACACCACAAGAATATAATAAATTGAGAGAACAAGAATTAATATTAAAAGCTGCTAAATCAGGTGGTGCCGTTAAATCAGAAATGCTACACGGTTCTTTATTNGTTACCTTTACATCAGGCTTTGTAGATGTGTTNTCACAAAATTTAAAATATGTATTAGAGAAACTTCTTGACAATACAACAGTTAAGATGTATAATACAACTAACAATGAATACGCTTACGATTTTATATAGGAGAAATAAATGAGTGATGAACTTGAACAAAGAGTAAAAGTAAACGAAGACAAGATCGCTGCACTTGGTAATGATATTGAGGCAATTATAAAAGTCTTAACAAAGATGAAAAAAGAACTATATTATACAGCAGAAGAATCTGAAAAAATAGAAACTGCAAAAGCGGCTGCACAAAAATATGAAGACGAACTTATTGAAAAAAATAATCAATTTCAAAAAGAAATGAAAATGAAAAATATAACTAACAAAGGAGAGATAGATAATGATAATTAATCTAGGAGATACAATCAGAGAAAAAAGTGGGAGAGAAGGAGTGATAACTAATATCGGTATCGCTACTGAAAAAACAGATATTGGTGCTGAGAGTGATAATTCTTTAAATGCAAAAACGTATGATACTGAATTAAAATATACTGGTGCAATAACATTCGGAGAATACTGGTGTTATTTTGATCAGATTGACGAAGTGATTAAAAGAAATGAGTATGTCGAAGATACAGCATGGATGAAAGAAGAATCAGATGTTGATATCGCCTTAAATTTAGAAGCAGAACAACAGATAGGAAAATAATGCAAACGTGGGAAGAAATGATGATTACGAAGATACTAACACAAGCAGTTGAAGACGCCAAGTACACAGGTCTCAGTAAGTTTGATCTTGAACATAAGATAGAATCAATCAACTGGATTATGAGTGGTGATCCGCAGTTTAAATATTACTGTAAACTACTTAATATAGAACCATCTTATATTCAGAATAAGATTAAGAGGTGCGTTGAAACAAGAATAACAAATCAACAGAAGACAATATTAAAGCCAATTGTTGAAAAGTTATTGAAAAGTAAAAAATATGAAAAAAATTGGTTTAAACTTAATGTAGATGAATCAATACAATTAACACAACAAGAGGTAAAACAATGAGTAAAGACGTATTAGG